CTTTGGTTAAAAAGCATTATCAAGATTTTATGAAGCGTTTTCGTAAGCGTTTTCAAGGGTATAATGAAGTTTCTTATGTTAATGAGTCTGGTGAAACTGTAGTTTCACGTCCTATTCGTTTCTATCATTGTGGTGAGTATGGTGAGTTACATGGTCGTCCTCACTATCATGCTTTGATATTTAATTTTGATTTTCCTGATAAGGTTCACATCGCTAATAATGCGCAAGGTGATCCTTTGTATTCTTCTCCTACTTTGCAAGAGTTATGGCCTTATGGTTATGCTACTGTTGGTGCTCTTACTTTTCAGAGTGCTGCTTATACTGCCCGTTATGTTATGAAGAAGGTTAATGGTAATATGGCGTTAGACCATTATCGTACTGTTGATTCTGTTACTGGTGAAGTGTTTGAGCGTTTGCCTGAGTATTCTACTATGTCTCGTGCTCCTGGTATTGGTCGTTTATGGTATGATCAGTTTAAGACTGATGTTTATCCTGATGATTTTGTTGTTATGAATAATAAGAAGATGCGTCCGCCTCCTTATTATGATGGTTTATATGAGTTGGATTCTCCTGATTTGTTCAAAGAGTTAAAGCGTATGCGTAAGGTTAAGGCTTTGAAACATGTTGACAATAATACTCCTGAGCGTTTAGCTGTTCGTGAGACTGTGCAGAAAGCACGTCTCAATTTATTAATTCGTAATGTGGAGTAATTATATGATTTATAAGGTTTTTACTGTTTATGATTCGGCTGTTGAAGCTTATCTTCAACCGTTTTGTGCTCAGACCAAGGGGCATGCTATTCGTATGTTTACTGATTCTGTTAATGATCCTAATCATCAGTTTAATAAGTATCCTGATGATTATGTTTTATTTGAGCTTGGTTCATATTCTGATGAAACTGCTAATTTTGAGTTGTATGCTGCGCCTGTGTCTGTTGGTGTTGCTATTGAATTCAAGAGGCCTGTATGAATGACAATATTAGAAGAATAGTCGATAAGAGTAAGTGGCTTCTTATCAATGATTTGCGTAAGCAATTGGAGTTAGCTATTCGTGATTGTCCTGTTTCTAGTCAACATCCTGATTTTAAGCCTATATTGGATACTCTTAGTGATTTGACTGTTGATAAGCTTTCGAAGAAAGCTGAATGGCCTATTGATTAATGTTTGCTTTTTAGGGGGACGAGCGATTCCAAGACGCACGTCGTCTCCCTAAAAATTTATGTTGTTGTTTATTTTTTGTTATACTAAGATTTAAGTTATGTTCTTCTTTTTCTTAGGTTTTTATGACTAGATCGGTAATGTCTCATGAGTTTTCCCAGAGCCCGCAAGCTAATATTCCACGTTCCCACTTTAATAGATCTTGTGGTTACAAGACTACTTTTGATGCGGGTTATCTTGTTCCTGTTTTTGTAGACGAAGCTCTACCAGGTGATACTTTTAATTGTCGTATGACTGCGTTTGCTCGTTTGGCTACTCCTTTACATCCTTTTATGGATAATTTGTTTATGGATAGTTTCTTTTTTGCCGTTCCTGTTAGGTTAATATGGAATAATTGGCAAAAGTTTAATGGTGAACAAACAGATCCTGGTGATTCTACTGATTATGTTGTGCCTACTATGACTAGTACTGCTGTAACAGGTTATTCGAGTGGTTCTTTACATGATTATTTTGGTTTACCTACTGAGGTTCCTGGTTTGGTTCATAGTTCTTTATGGCATCGTGCATATAATCTTATTTATAATGAGTGGTTTAGAGATGAGAACTTACAGGATTCTGTTGTTGTTGACTTGGATGATGGGCCTGATAGCCCTACTGATTATGTTTTATTGAGGCGTGGTAAGAGGCATGATTATTTTACTTCTGCTTTACCTTGGCCTCAAAAAGGTCCTGCTGTTGAGTTACCGTTAGGTACTTATGCTCCTATTATTACTGATAATACTATCCCTGAGTTAGTACGTACTTCTGGTACTGCTTTTACAGATCCTGATTTGTATTGGAGTTCTGCTGCTGGTTATACTGCTGCTGCTGGTGGTGCTGCTACTTCTGGTACTGTTAAATGGGGCGCTAATACAGGTTTGCAAGCTGATTTGTCTGCTGCTACTGCTGCTACTATTAATCAGTTGCGTGAAGCGTTCCAGGTTCAGAAGTTGTATGAGCGTGATGCGAGAGGTGGTACCCGTTATACTGAAGTTATTCGTGCCCACTTTGGTGTTATTTCCCCTGATGCTCGTTTGCAACGTCCTGAGTATTTAGGTGGTGGTTCTACTACTGTTAATGTTAATCCTATACCTCAGACTTCTTCTACTGATGCTACTACGCCGCAAGGTAACTTGGCGGCAATGGGTACTTGTTCTATACATGGTCATGGTTTTTCTAAGTCGTTTACAGAGCATTGTATTATTATTGGTATGATTGCTACTCGTGCTGATCTGAACTATCAGCAAGGTCTTGACCGTATGTTTAGTCGTTCTACTCGTTTTGATTTTTATTGGCCTGCTTTGTCGCATATTGGCGAACAAGAGGTGCTTAATAAAGAGATATATGCTGTTGGTTCTGCGAATCCTACACAGGATGATGCAGTATTTGGTTATCAAGAACGCTATGCTGAGTATCGTTATAAGCCTAGTAAGATCACTGGTCAATTTAGGTCTAATTATGCTTCTACGTTGGATTCTTGGCATTTGGCTCAAGACTTTACGTCTTTGCCTGCTTTAAATAGTACTTTCATTGAAGAGAATCCTCCAGTTGATCGTGTTATTGCTGTTCCTGCTCAGCCTCATTTCTTATTTGATGCGTTCTTTAGTCTTAAGTGTGCTCGTCCTATGCCTGTTTATAGTGTGCCTGGTCTTATTGATCATTTTTAATATTGCTATTCGGAGGTTTGTATGGCAGATTTACCTGGCTTTCTCGGGAGCGCTGTTAGCGCTGTCGGAAGTTTTCTTGGAGCTCGTTCCGCTAATCGAACTAATCGAGCGATATCTCGCGAACAGATGGGTTTTCAAGAGTCTATGTCCTCCACGGCGTATCAACGCGCCATGGAGGATATGCGTAAAGCTGGTTTGAACCCTATTCTTGCTTATCAGCAAGGTGGCGCGAGTTCTCCTGCTGGTGCTTCTATTCCTTCCCAAGATTCTTTGTCTCCTGCTGTTAATTCTGGTATGGCCGCTATGCGCCTTAAAGCTGATTTGGATAATATTCGTGAAATGACTAGTAAGCTAAAGTCTGATCAAGTGCTTAATCAAGCGCTTGCTGGTTCTGCGCATGCTGATGCGCTTCTTAAAGTTAATTCTGCTAAAGTTGCTGGTGCTAATGAGAAGTTGCTTAATTATCAACTTCCTGCTGCTAAAAACCAAGCTGATATGGCTAAGACCCCGATGGGTCGTGTGTTGGATGCTGCTGATCGTGCTGCTAAGTCTATTGGTAATTTTTTTGGTATGATCAAGCCTGTTGGTCGTTAATTTATTTGAGGTTTTTATGTCTAAAGCTATTCCTTTTAAGACTGCTTACGGTTCTCGGAAACGTGTTTCTTTTGAAACTACTGGTGAGTCATTGACCAAACAAGCGTTTAAGAACGAGTGTAATATTAATAATATAATGAGAAAATGGCGTAGTACTGGTGTTATTTCTCATATTCGTAGTTCTTCTGGTCAATATGGTGATTTTTCTGGTGTTTCTGATTATCAATCAGCTTTGAATGCTGTTATGAATGCCCAAGATTCTTTTATGGCTTTGCCCTCTCAATTACGTTCCCGTTTTGAGAATGATCCTGCTAAGTTTTTAGCATTTACACAGGATCCTAATAATTTTGACGAAATGGTTGCTTTAGGGCTCGCTGAAGCCCCTCAAGCTCCTGTACAATCTGATGTTGTGGTGGATCAGGCTGTATGAAAAAACGGACGGACAGTTAACGCTACTTGATGTTAACTGTCCGGACTGACACCAAACACTTTTTTAACGGAGTAATGAAGATGAAAAAAAGGTTTAAAATGAATAAGCGTAAGTCGAAAAAATTGTTTTCTAGAACTGCTCGTAAAGTTCATAAGCGCAATTCTGCTGGACATCCTATGCGAGGTGGCATACGTTTATAACCGATTAGTTTGGTTAGAGGTTTAAAATGGCATGTTATCATCCAGTGCATGGGTATCAATCGTCCTGGCTTACACCTAATGGTAAGCGTGTGATGGTAATGAACAAGAAGGATTCTTGGTTAGGTATGCCAATGGTTCGCCCTTGTGGTCAATGTGTTGGGTGTCGTTTAGAACGTTCTCGTCGTTGGGCTGTGCGTTGTACGCACGAAGCTTCTTTGTATGATTGGAATTGTTTTATTACCCTTACTTATGATAATGAGCATTTGCCTGAAAATCGTACTTTGGTTAAAAAGCATTATCAAGATTTTATGAAGCGTTTTCGTAAGCGTTTTCAAGGGTATAATGAAGTTTCTTATGTTAATGAGTCTGGTGAAACTGTAGTTTCACGTCCTATTCGTTT